CTTGAATTAAACGGTTCAATTCTGATAACAAAATGTTTTGTCCTAATCCTCTTACCGCAGAACTAAAGAATGTTGTAGTTCTATCAATAATGTTTGAAATAACAACCCCTTGGTTTTGACTTGAATCTAACACCACAGAAATATCTAAACCTAAATCAATAACTTGAGCACTTCCTACAGTTACATAGTCATTAATCATTCTGTAATTAGAAAGATATTCAGCAATATTATATTTTAATGTTTGAGATACATCTGATGTTAAGTTACCTGTCGAATCGTAAGATAATATCTGAACATTTATTTTGTTGTTATTTTCTGTGATGGCAACTTTTGCCGGTGCTCCAAACTCTCCTGGCATGTTTCTAATAACCGCTTCGTAGTCACTGATGGTTACCGCTCTGTTTTGTGCCGCAAAGTTAAAGGTAACATAGTTTCTAACCTCTTCTGTTGACGGATACCCCGCACCACCGATTGAGGCTGTTACGTTATTACACGACAATGAATTAATAACCTGATTGTTAATAATGTCAGATGGTCCAACAACTGAAAAATCAACCGCACCAATTTGGTTAATCACATTCACACCCAAGTTTGTTGCAATACCACCACCAATACGATATTGAATAAACATTGTTGTATTTGCCTGTGGTGTATTACCCAAAGACATTGAGTTATTTTGGTATCTTTGAATTTTCAACGGAACATCTAAAGTGGTGAATTGTCTTAATTGGTCTTCAGCAGTGTTTGTTCCTCCACCGAATGTTATTTTCAAGAAACCTTCAGGTGTGTATTCTGTTATGAATCTATCTTGCGTTTCAATGTATGTCCCAACTTTAATTGCCGGGTCATCAGATGGCTTTGATGGGTCAGGGATAAACACTCTACTTTCAGCCAATGCTGGTACTTCATACCATCTACCATTTGGACTTAAAAATTCTTGAGCCGTTGGTACGTTTGAATATGCCGTTCCTTCTCTTTGTATGATTGCGGTTACACCTAACACGTTTTTTTCAGGTAAGAAAAATTCAAAGAATGGTCTAACATCGTTTGGTGTTATAACTCTTTTGAATACTTTTGTAATACCGTTAACAACTGTTTCTCTTTTAGTAATTGTATAGTTCAACAAGTTACCATTAGAATCAAAGTTTGGTATTTTCAATCTGTTTGGGAAACCTTCATTGTTGAATGGTGATGCAAAGTTCACATCATACACCGTTTCAAATACTTGTCCTGAACCGTTAACTTGAGAACCACGCCTTAAAATACCCAAATATCTTTCATCTTCTTTATCACCAAAGGCTGGAACTGTAATTGAGAAATCAACCAAAGCAACTGATGGTCTTTGACCAGGTATTTTCAAACCATATGTTCTTGCTATGTTATATACTGAAGAACGTTGTTGGGCGTATTGTAAAACGGTTTCTTGAATACTTCTATCAATGTGATAGTGTAAGTTATCGGCAACCGCCGCGTTCAAATCCAAGAAAACTGAGAAAACTGACGCATCATTAAAATTGTCAATTAAGTCAGGATAGTAAGTTTTGGTATAATTAATAAGTTCTTGTCGGATTGCCGCAAAGTCCCTAACCGTATATGAAATTTTCTGTTGTGCCATTTATGTTAAATATTGATGATAATAAAATCTTTTGTATTGAAAACGTCATTTGAAATTGCATAATCAATTCTGACCTTTGCAGTATATTCAGAAACATCAGCGTTTGTTATATTCAATTCTGAGGTTACGTTTCCTTCAGTTGTTGGTGTTAATGTTGCCGCTTCTGATGTTGGTGCCGTTATGGTGATGTTAGTTAATTGTAATTGTGGCATAAACCTCTCAACAGAATCCCTAATCTCAGCCTCAATATTCTGAAATGTTGGTCCATCCAAAGGGTCAAAAACAAATTCATATAACCTTGTTCCAAAATCAGGTAAAAAATATCTTGAACCTTTTCTAGTTAAAATTAAATGAATTAAATCTGTTCGGATTTCCTCCGCAGCATAATCCGTTAAATCCAAATATTTTCCATCAAAAGAATCTACAAACGGGAAACTTATTCCATATGTTTTACCTTCAGCCATTATCTATAAATATAGTTGTGTTCCCTTTTTTGTGAGCAGGAAAATACGGACAATGACGACAACCATTTCCACAACAATAACCACGACTCAAATGGAATTCTTTTGTGAACACATATTTTCCATTTTCAATATAAAAAGAAGAAGGGGAAAGTTGTTCACTTTCCCCCTCCGTAGATGTTTTTATATCTTTCTTATTTAATTTCACAAGCTCCACCAGCACATGCCAACTCACCACTCAAATCTGTGTTGTCTTGTAATTCAACAACCTTTGATAAGTCAATTGACTGTAATTTAGAGAATAATCTTTCGTACTCTTCTTCAGTACAATCCTCAAATGGTGCTTGAATATAACTTCCACCATCATAAGGTAATACTGATAGACCATTGTAAAAGTCTCTGTTTTCCCACATCCACTCACCAGCCAATTCCCAATCTTCAGATTTCAAACTGATTGTTGCTGATACGTTGTGTGTATTAGAACCTGTTCTGTGACCTGGTCTAACCCACTCTTGTGTGATTTTCTTAACACGGTCCAACAATTGGAATGGTGATTCTGTTCTCAAGATTGCTCCTACAGGTGCTTTTTGTGGAACAGAAATAACCGCCGTGTCGTGTGGACGGAAGAACTCATCTTCAACCAACTCGGGGTGATACATTGCCAAGTATTGGTAGATTGCTTCATTCTTACCTACACGGACTCTACGAATATAAAAGTCGTTGTGCCATGCGTGGATACCTGAAGATGTTCCCAATGTCAGAGATGTAGTCCCTGCAGGTTTTACAGTAGTTGTACGAGCCGACTTGTTAACACCAATCAACTCAGCAACTCTTGCGTTTTCTTCTTTTACAAGTTTAGCCGCTTCTTTCATGTTATAACCCAATACAACACCTGAACCGATACCTGTCATAGATACACCAATCAACGCTTCTTTTTCAGTTGTACGTTTCCAAATGTCTCTCAAGTAATGGAAATCAGTATAACCCGCTTGAAGTGTTCCGATGAAAGCTGCAGCTTTAACACGGTTGTTTAAATCTTCTTGTGATTCAATGTCAGAAACATTTACCTCACACAAGTTACAGAATTGGTTTGGTCTCAAAGCAATTTCACAACATGGATTAGTTCCCCAATCTTTGTCGTTTGTAAAGTAGATACCAGGTTCACCCGCTCCTGATGCTTCAACACGTTTCCACAAATCCATAAAGAATTCTTTTGTGATTTTGTGTCTAACCAACGCAGCTGAATTGTTTGCTCTTCCTCTTTGTGGGTTTGTTTCCCACCAAGCACCTGACTTACAAGCAATCATCTCGTGGTCATCAGCTGAGAACAATGAAATCAAAGCCGCTCTACGAATACCACCTGCAAGAACTGCATCTGCAATGTGACATACCATATCGTGAACTTCAATCGGTGTCATCTTTTCACCTTCTTCTTTAGCGTCCAACATTCCTTTTAGTTTATGAAGACAATCCTTCAATGGTTGAGGACCCGGTGCTTTACCACCTGATGTTACAAGTTGAGCCCCTTTTGGTCTAACGTCAGAGAAATCAAAGTCTGGTGTTGACAAGTGTTCACCAAAGTATGATTTCATCAATACTTTAATTGCGTCAGCCCAACCTTCAATAGAATCACCAACCAAGAATCTTCTCGTTCTATTCGGGTTAGGTTTTCTAATTTCAGGAAGTTTTTCTACGTGGTGTTTTTGAACTGAGTATCCAACTCCAGTTCCACCCAACAACAAGAACATCGCTTCTGAGAAAGCGTCCAAGTGGTCAATAGGTAGGTAAGCACAGTTGTAGATTCTGTTTGGTGAAATCTCAATTGGTTTACCACCAAATTGCATTGACCTCATTGAAGGTAATACTTTTTTATCATAGACATATTGATATACATCCACAATTTCGCCTGCGATTTGTGGGTATTTCTTAATGTGCATGTTCATGTTTCTTGTTACTAATTCTTCCCAAGTTTCTCTTCTTTCCAACTCGGGAATGAATTTTGCGTACTTCATGTAGACAGTTAGGTCTGACAATATCTTTTGTGATGCGTCCATTTTATTAATTATAATTGTTTTTGTTTGTTAATTCAAGTTAGTTTCTTGCTCCTTTTGTTTTCTTTTTTCCATCAATTCTTTAATTCGGTCTCGTTTTTGGTCTTCTTTCTTTTCTTCAAATCCTAAGAAAGTAACTGAACTTTCAGTATCAATTTCGAGAAGTTCATTATCGAATTTACAGTTTTCAAATATAACACCATCTTTACCCAAACGTGATTTGGTGATTGCGATGGTTGCCAAGTTCATTTCTTTTTGTTGTAAAGTTTTAGCCACGGAAATGATAACGTGTCCAACTTGTGCCTTTTTGATAGAACCACCCATTTGGTCGGTGGTAACGACCTCAGAAGATATAGAGCTTCTGTTACCCTGTGTTGCGGTCCATCCAACAACTCCTAGTTCGTGACAAAGTGCCTCAAACCCTCTCATAACCGAACCTTCACTTTTCCATTCATCACCCAAGTTTTTATCGGGTACAACACAATCAATATAGTCCAAGACTATCATGTCGATATTATGACCATCAGCAATCATCTTACGAATCATGTTTTTAATTTGGGTCATAGTGTGTTGGTCTGAAGGTAGTTTTTTAAGAAACAACTTGTTAGTCATTTCTTCTCTCACTACACGAGCTTTTTCTAAAACTTCTTCTCTATGTAACGGTAGTAAATCAGGAGCAATACCTGTCCACATAGTGAAGTGTTTTCTTTGAATTACTTTTGGATTGTCTTCAAAGAACAACTGTAATACATCGTATCCGTTGTTAAATGCTGAGTTAGCAATCTTAGAAAGAACCGTAGTTTTACCTACCCCAGTTGGTGCCAAAATAACACCGAGTTCTCCTTTTGCCAAACCACCTTTAAGTAATTTATCAATACCCGTGATTCCCATTGGAATTGGATGACGAAAATCTTCATTTAATACGTCATCTAAATTTGTGAACACATCTTCGATTTTGTTATTGTTCTCCCCCACTTGTAAAGCAGTTCTTACCAATTCCTCAAGTTTGTCATAGTTTTCAAATTCGCCATTGTCAAGAATTTTTTGTGATTTTGTAATCGCTTTCTGTAACTCTTGTTGTTTACAGAACTTAAGAGATTTCTCTTGTACGAAAGACGCTCCTTCAGTAGGTGCGTCTTTTACTTGTTTAATGGTGTCGTTAAGAATTTTTAACATTAACTCTTGAGGGAATTCACTTTTCACCATTTGTGAAAGTGTCTCAAAAGAAGGAGTACAATCATACTTCACGTAATACTCCTTAATAAGTTGGAGTAATGTTTTGAAGTATCTGTTCTCAAAGTGTGATGGTTCAATTACGTCAATGATAGAATGTGCGAAATCTTTGTCTAAAATTATTTGATTTAGTAGTTGAAGTTGAAATGTATTACCTAGATATTCGAAGTTCTTGTTTGACATAATTTATTGTTTTTTACTGGTAGTGATAAATACTGTTATACCAAGCTATAGTTCATGTAAGTTGTAACAAAATTTTCACCTGAAAAAATGTCAGTTAAGTCCCTTAATACACTTTTTACTTGCTGGCGTATATCTACGGTGTATCTTATTTTTGGTGGGAAAATTTTGGCGTTTAAAATTCTATGACAAATTGTCTGTTCTCCGAGTTTAATATAAAAATTAAAAATTTCGGGACCGTTTGTATTTGATGTTTCAAGTACATTTTGGTCTTCAAAAATTTGTTCTTGGTTCTCTAAAAGATAAACAACTGAACGCATTTTTTGTTCGTATTCAAAAGCGGATACGAAGTCTTTTAAATAGTAGGACATATCCAACGAGTTTTTAGCCGTTGGGTTATACCCACGAACGTTGAAATACCTTTGAATAACAATGTTGTCATTCAATGTGATGAGGAATTCCATCTTAATTACATCTGTTTCTTTCATATTTGTATTTTTATTGTATGTTATTTGTCTTGTCTAAATTTTCTTTTTTCTTTTCTTGTTAATTTCATGAATGGC